TTTACGAACCTATGAATAGAATGCTCTGTAGCTGTACCGTAATTAGTAGATGCGCCCTCTGCCCAAAGCTCTGACATTCCGCCAGAAACGGATGCAAGTATATCTTTATCAGGAGCCATCAAGGTACCTCTATGACCTACGCCTAGCCCGGTGCAAGTACCATCGGTGTCAAACTCCAAACCATCATGGCAACCATGAGCAGTAAGAACCCCAACGGCTTCGACAATAGTTCTGTTTCTCCCGGCTTCACCTGAGACACCCGCCCCGTTCAATCCAAGAACCATATATTGACCACGTACATCACCTGAAGTAGCGGTGGTGCGATAGCGATACTCGCGGAACTTGTCCTGAGTAGCACTGGATTCAGGAGCAGCGGAGGTACCAACTAATTCGGTAACATCGTCAGGGTCAAAGTGAACCTTGACTGGAATTACATCGGTTACGCCAGCGCCAATAGCGTAAAGGGCATAGCCGAATCTTTGCTGAACAGCTTTGTTGGAATTTTTGCTCAGGATACAAGTGGTGGTATTGATGAAAATCTCATCGCCAACTGCAACGGCTGAATTACCGTCATCATCAGTAGCGACTACAGATAACTGCCAAATACCCTCTGTGTCAATAGAAATAAGGTCAGTTGCAGCAGATGCGCTATTAAACGACACGCCAACTATGTTATTGCCTACTAAAACAGCATCACCTTTATCTACAAACCCATCAGTATGAGTCGGGTGGGTGATTTGGCTCTCAGTAAAGGTCAAGTGCCTACCTTCATAGGTGCTGGAAACTTCCTCCCCAGCGGTACCTGCGGTATAAACTCCGTATGGCATTTTTTATTCCTCCTGTGTTAATTATTGTCTTGATTAGCCTCGGGCGGCTATTTCAGCCTGTTCTTTAGTCAAACCAGTTGCCTCGAATGACTCAACGAGTGCCTCATGATCGGCTTTGGGGTCTACTTTAGGAGAACCCATACCCTTGACTGTGCCGCTCTCAGACAGCTTGGAGATATAATCCTTTTCTGCCTGTATTGCTTCCGCGACTCCGTCCGCGCTCTCAGCGCCCTTGAACTTCTCAATTACCCGTTCCTTGGCAATGTCAGGTAGCTCAGCCTTGTCTACAGCCTCTTTAATTGAGGCTTGTGCTTCGGCTAACACTTTGTCCTTCTCTGCCTTGTCCGCGGCTTCCTTGAGTCCATCGCGTTCTGTAGTCAGACCAGCAACCTGGCCTTCCAGTTCCTTGACTTTATCTTCTAATTCCACTTTATGCTTGACCTCCTGTTGTATTTCTGCCCTTAGATTAGCTTCGATAAGTTTAACTAAGTCAGGGCGTTTTTCCTGTAAGCCTGATAGTTCAATCAGGTCTACGTCCCTACTCTTATCTGATTCGTAGAATGTAACAATCCCGCCGGCTCCTGGTTCGGTTACAAAATCAACAGACCTTGCAGCCACCAGCTTCTCAATTATCAATGTATCCTTGCCGTCTATCGTACCCTTTGAGGCGCTTCCAACTGCATTGATAGAGACGCCCATTTCTGAAAGCATCGCCTTATCTCGCAGGGAAGCTAATTTACTCATTAGCCACGGTTCGACTATTTCGGCTACACCAGTAACCACGCCAGCTTCATCCACAGTAACATCGGATAGAGTAGCTACCCAGTCCCGTATCGACCTCTCAGGACGCGCCTTGTCTTCTGCTTCTGTCGGGTGGTCAGCATACATCTTCATGCCCTCAAAGACCTTGTAATCCCGCTTGAGCATTTCCATGGGATAATATCTATCTTCACTTGAATTGAATCCGGGCTTGATAACAATTACTGTAGCCCGGCCTTTGTCAAACTTGGCTTCGGTTAGAGGCGTATAACTGATAACCTCTTCTCTCGTCTCAACTTCCTTGATCCATTTCGGCATATCGTCTACCTCCGTACCGAGCTTTCTGTATTCAGTTCTCAACCGGCGCTTGACCTCTGTTAAGTCAGTAGCCGGGATGTTAACTTTCTGACCACCATATCCGCCAGGGCTTAACGATGCAGATGCCTTGGCCAGAAGCGCCTTAACGGGAGTGCCGCCGTTTTCGCATATCCGGAGGCTCCAGGTATCAGGGTTATTATCGTCAGGTACATACGAATATGATGCCGCCGTATACTTCACGCCCTCTTCAATCTTTATAATAGGCTGCTCTTGCAACCAGGCGATAACACCGTCCGCCTCTTTGGTGGTTTTGGTTATCTTGATTTCATCAGTACCGTCAGACGATAATAGCTCCTGGCACAATTCGACTATCTTCTTAATACGGCTGGAATCGAGGTTAGCGTTACGCTTCCCCGCTTCCTGTATAATCTCTGAGTATTTAGCCTGTAGTGATTCCATGGGGGTGTAGCTGGTTTGACGAACAACCTTCTCCGGTTCGCCCTCAAAGGCTACAACACCATTATCTAAGGTATAACTCGCTTTATAATCTTGGTCACCGATGCGATAAATCAGGTAATCGTCATAGACCTCAGAAACATATAGCCCAGATGGGTCTGGATTAAACTCAGGCTTTACCTGGTACTTATCGGTTAATGCTGCTTGCAGTAATTCCCTTTTATTATCTGCACTTAGCTCACCTGCATTGGCTTCAGTCGCTCGCTTCACGCCCGCTACCTTGGCTGTCACAGGGCTACCGCATTTAGCACAAACCTGTGAACTGCACTTTACACCTACGCCAACCGTGACCTCTGTATTGCAAGTTGAGCAAACACAAACATGGTCACCATGCGGATGTACTGCTTCTTTTGTTTTTGCCATAATGACCTCCGGGTTATAATTACTTCTTTATTATCGCTGGGGCTAAACTACAATTACAGTTAGGGTGTGCAGGTGGCCTTACATGACCGCTTGAAAATGCTTGCTCGCGGGGGATTACCCCATCTGCCTCATTAGCGGCACAGATTTCGCATGGGTCGCCTGTCAGCCACTCTTTACCGTCTATCCCCATATCCCTCATCTTGTCCATGGATGCTTGACTGAGGGCATCGTTTGTTTCAGTCCGGGCTATCATTTGAGCCCTTGACGCTAGGGTCTGTCCTTTAATCTCTGAAGGCGCACCCCTAGCCATCCAGTCCAGCTTATGACGTAGATCGCTTTTAATACCTGGGATACCCCGTTTATTCTTGATGCCATCAGATATTACCCTCGAGACTTGCTTCCGGGTAGTCTGGTTAATACCGTCAACTAGCTTGGCCTTGGTTACATGGTCTTTGGCGTATGCAATCGCTTCATCGATTGGCGGACCCTCAAACTGTATGGGTATTCCTAACTTGGTCTGCCCGTAGGTCATCATCTCAACTGCACCCTGCAGATAGGCCTCAGTTACACCGTCAACCAGTATCTTGCTCAAGTCCTTAGTAAAGAACCTTAACAACGGCTCCACAACATCATCAGCCTCAGACTCCGCGCTTTCCTTGACGTTGCGTGTATATACTTTGTCTATACTTGAATAAGGGAAGGCAGTAGCCAGCGCCCGGAAATACTTACTTAGCTTTATTCTTAGCGCGGCCTCTAGTTTTTGGCTTTGGGGGCTGTTGATGTCCGCCGGCATTCCCGCTTCCAGTAGATTGATTATCTCCGTTAGCTCCTGTATTACTGTCATCTACTTCTCCTGTACCATCGCAGGTTTCGCAACTTATCCTCATTAGCCCAGCGTTTAACTCAATAAACCCTTTACCGCCACATTCAATACAGTGCATTTATTTCTCCTTTTGTAAGCTCTCCCTTAATCCTTTTAAGGCATTGATTAAAGCTGCTTCCGTGGTTTCTTTACCAGGCGCTTGCCCCGGTAATTGGGGCTGTTCCTCCGGTGGTAGATTTTTAAGGAACTCTAGGACAGCCGCCGGGTCGTTAATACCCATGGTTAATAGGGCAATTTGTTTAACATCATCAGACCGCTTGAACTCAGGCAAAGCACCCAAGATAGCTACGATAGCCTGAGCCGCCATGAATACGTCCTCAGGGGCTATAGCAGGGAAGTCCATGTCAACATACTGCTTATCAGGTGCAATATTTCGATGATTGAGTACCACGGTGTTTATTGCTTTATAAATACTCAACCATAACGATTGATAAGAGGTGAACATCTTGAGCATGGGTAGCTCGACCGTCTTAGCTGTTGCCAGGTTGCCGGTACTTATGTCCCCGAAATACTGTTCGGGAACACCTACTGCAGCACATATCTGTAACCTAACCATTCGGGCATCGTCATAAGCGCCTTTAGCCCCGGTATCGGCTTTGATGGGTGTAGTATCTGAGCCGAGGTTCTCCAACATGGTAGACCCGGCCTTGATTTCTTTGTCATTGGTCTTGGCCTTGATAGCGTCAACCCTAGCTTGCCCGCCAAGTGTCTTATTCTTCCAGGCGAACCGAGCCAGAGCCAACATGATAGCAATACGAGAAGCCAGGAACCGCCTATACTGCACTATCCAATCAAGCGCTGGGAGTAATAGCGGATTGCCGCGCTGATCAGATGAATTGAATATAGCATGGAGTATTAGAGCCTCTTGAGTCTTTTGTACTTTTGCCCCGGTTGAGTCTACCTCGCCCTCGTCTTTGGGGTTTGATATATCTTGGTAAATGTCTTGGTGCGGCTTACCAGTCGGGTCAGACCACTCTCGTTTATAATATTTGACATCATCCTTGTCGTCTATATTAGTTATAATCTCGGTAATCTCGAGCGGGTCGATAAAGCGTATCTTGGATTGTCCTTCAGCCCCAAGGAATATAGCAAAGAAAACCTCACCATCTACCAGCGCCTTATTGCTTGACTTACGTTGTCCGGCAGCTGAAAGGACTTTAGCGTTAGCCGGGTTGTTCCAGAACGCCTCTAAGACCTTCTTCGTTCCATCTTCATCACAGCTCCAAGTCATGCCGGTGCCGAATGTATAATCAGTCCATAATCTAATAGCCTGCTTACCTAGCGGATCCTTGGTTGCATATAGCCGGGACAGCTTAAGGTTGGCTATCCTATTCGATGCAGGTATAACTTCGCTTGTGGTGCCACTTAAATTCTGCCATCCGGCATCTTCTAAACGCAAGTCAGCCTCTACGCCAGCAGTTGCTTCCATCAAGATTGATTCTAGTTCTCCGCCGGGGGCGTATTGAGCCACCTTATCAGCTTTTTTAACCATAACTTTTCCCTTTTACAGATCCATGTTTACTTCGCGCATGGCATCGTATATAACTACTTCTTCTTCCTGTTCAGGTTCTAATCTCAGGAAGTTAAGTGCTTGAGTGAAACTGTCAACTTGATCATCGTGTTTAGCATTGGGGAAGGCCGACATTTCATCAGTAAAGTCAATCAACCACGGGGCTGATTTGAGTAAGAATACCTTACCAGCTTCTACCGTTGGCGTACAGGCATTAGCCCTAGCCACCTTATTAGCGTCCACCTTAATGGGCAATAGAGGTATTTTAGTATCGCGCTGTAACTCTTGGATCAGTGATTGCCCGGAGGCTTTGTCCTCTATTAAGACTATATTGGGTTTATCCCTGTCATATAACGCCTTGGCAGCTATCTTTAATTCTGGAAACTGAACCTTATCCCGCCATACATTGAGCAGGTAGTAGCCCTCGTTGGTCACTCCCCAGGTAGTGCAAACGGAAAAATCATTCTGGTCTTTGTCCTTGAAAGCTGTATCCCAGCTCTGTAGTATCATATTGAATTTGGGTCGTTCGGTAAAGAACCTCCACCATTCACGCTTAAACAGTTCGCCCTCTGCCATGGTGGGGTTTCCTTGGTAAAGGCTTTCAAATGCCCTACTGCCGCGCCCTGGCTCGTTAGGATCGTCAGCCTGCCCAGCCCGTAATCGCTCAAGCACTTCTATGGGGTATCGTTCAGGCCATAGTGCTTTGCCGTCCTTTATAGCCGGGAAATGTAACACTTCCCACTGGTCGGCTTTTTTGTCCTTAGAAGATAGGGTTAGCAGCCTACCAACTAGATCATCCTCATGCCACCGGGTCATAACTATAATAATGGCAGCATCGGGCTGTACTCTGGTCTGAAAAACGGTAGTGTACCAGCTCCAAACTCTTTCACGGTAGACTTGGCTTGTCGCTTCTTCCTCATCCTTAACCGGGTCATCTATAATCCCGAGGTTAAAACCACGGCCTGTTAAACCACCACCGATGCCTACTGCATAATATGAACCACGTTGCCTAGTACCCCATTCATGGGCTGCCTGCCGTTCCGGTATAACTGCTTCCTGCCCAGCCCTCTCAGGGCGATAGAAAATGCCAGGAAATAGCTTACCCATTGCAGAAGATATGAAGATGTCCCTGGCTCGCCTTGAATGCGTTAAAGCAATAGATTCAGCATACCCCGCTTGGACTATATAATCTTTAGGGTGCTTTGCCAGATACCAGCATGGGAACCGAAGGCTTACCAGCTCAGACTTACCATGACGGGGAGGTATAACTACCATCAGTCTCTTTAATTCGCCCCTCTCTACCCGTTCTAGTGCGTCTGACAGGGCTTTGATATGGGCTGGTATCTCATAAGTTGGTAAAGTATATTGACAGAAGTCCAGCAGGTTAGTCCGAGCTTTCCGCCTTTTCAGTAATTCGGTTGCTGCCTCCGTTGGTGATAATGTTGGTAAGTTGTTCATCTGTTAAGTCACTAGCTTCCAAATTAAGATTAACGGTCTTCTCAGGTGCATACGATCCATCCATCTTATTTAATTCTTTAATTGCCTCAATAGGGTTAATCAGTTCAACCTTAGTAAGAATGACACTTTCAGTTTGCCCATCGCTATTTTCTTTAGGCATACCACTTGAAACAAAGGGCATTGTGGTTGTATCTACCCGTTTAAGGGCTGCGGTGTTTAAGGTTTCTTCACCTATATTGTGCATCCATACCCCGTCAGCGCTGCAGGTCATGAAGTCAGTCATCCTAGCGCGGGTAATTTCAGTTAGTACCTTTTGCCGTTCTTCAAAACTAGCTACGTCGGGCAACCGGGCTTCTTCCCTTAATTTCGCTAATCTTACTAATATATTACCCTTTTTAGCTAAAACACAGGCATTCTTATCTATAATAGCTCTGTCTTTATTATTAGCGTACCCCGCTTTAAGGAAAGACTCGTATTGCGACATACCGTTAAAGAGGTTGAGTACAAAGTTCTCCTGTTTTTGTGTTAGCTTTCGTTCAGCCATAGTTTATATCATCTCAAGTCGGTTAGTTTGTTTACATCTCTCAGGGCAATGTATACAAACCGCCCTAGTTTATATCTTGGGGGTTAATTCCACATAGTCCGGCTTATTATACTTGTTTATTCTGAGTACCATCTTGGCAGGGATAACCAAAAGGCCGTCATAGGTAGTACCGCCCTCATTGTCATTTATAATACCAAAGGCTAGGATAGTTTCATGATCATCCTTCTTTACCAAGTAGCCTACATTGTGCCTTACTAGGGGAGTTAATTTCTTAGCATCTTCAGGCAGTTGGCAAGAGTTCTCAAACCCTGCATCTTCCCATGTTACCTGTACCAATTCATCTTCCATGATTACTACTCCCTTTATTGTTGGCCTGCCCCGCAAAGGTCTTGCATTGCCTCGACGGGGCGACCATATATAGCAAGAGCCCGTACCTTTTACAGTACAGACTCTATACTACTTTTGAGGCATACGCCCCCTTACCCCCATAGTACCCTATATGTAATTAGATGTCAAGCCGGTTTTCCCGTATTGTTTGAGTTATCATTATAGGGGACAAGGTAGGTTTTCTCCGGTTCCTTAAACTCCTTAAAGATAGTTCCGCAGACAAGACACTGGAGAGCCGGTATTGGTATAACAGCAGCCCCGAATCTAACATCTGCCCGCTGCATTGGAGCTGGATGTTTGCATACAGGACAGACCCGTACATAGCCCAGCCTGGTACTATTGATTCTGGCTTCCAACTGGTTCAGAGCTGCCCCCATTTCGCTGATAACCTCAAGTTGCCGATTAACCAGTACCCTCAAATCATCACAGTCAACGGTAACAATATCAACATCACCCTTCAGTAGCCTATAGTTATCTGCGGCTGCGGCCACCATGTCTATTGCCTCTATAGCCAAATCCCTTGCTTCTTGGTCTTTCATATTGTCCTCCTTATTATATTCGGTATTTCCCCGATAGAAACCTTTGCAATTCTCTCTCCGCAGTTAGGGCAGAAGTTCCAGTTCTTCTCAATTTCCACTTGGCATACTGGACACCTTACAGCATTAGCCTGAGTAAAGAATCGACTGGGCTTGCTAAACTTCATACTAACCTCCTTCCATTATGTTTAATATTTTCTCGAGATAGATAGCTGTTGAAATAAATGTAGCTATAACTACTACCAATATTACAGACAGTAATGTTTCATTACCCTCACTCATGCCTTTAACCCCCTTTGATAATCCCTGACATTATCCTTTTCAGTTTCAACCAGTTTATCAAGTGCTAACTTAGCGCGCTGCTTAACTACTTTCTCAGGAAGATTGATGCACTTCCCCAACCACTCCGCGGACTCATTGTAGCAGTACAAGCTTTTGATCAACATACCGTCCAGCCCCATTTTGCATAGCTTGTTCTCCAGGTGACCGAGTATAGACCGTTCATTCTCCCACTTAGCCCGGTATAGCCTATTGCTCTTAGGTGTTACCCTTCTCCATAGTTTCAGTATATCCCGTTTTATGGATGGGAGGACTTGATCTACATACCCGGATTTCTTGGTACCAGGCGGCCAGTCTAAGTCATTCTCTCTAAGAGCTGGCAGCCATGACAGCAACCATTTGACTTGTCTATAAGTCCACTTAAAGGCACTGGCGCTATACCATTCTTTTTTCAAACTACCCGCCTCTGATGCTCCGGTGGTTTACGCATTTCACGGTCAATTTGCTCAAGGTTTAGATCATAATAGCCAGTAGGGCAAACCTCTGCCGGCTTACCCCCGGTCATCATGTCCAGCTTGGTGCCGTACCATTCCCACTGGAGTTTAATCAGCTTGACCTTGTCCACTTGGCTTAATATATCCCCAAATGTAGGCATTATTCTCCTTCCTTACTTGTGTCCATGATCAGCCCTTATCCTTTTCATTTTCCCCAGGTTGCAGGCTGCCCCTTGTACCTTGCATTCCCCCTGCACCCAGTACATACACTTATATTTAAGTCTTACATCGTGGTTCGGAGGAAGGTTATCCATCCTCGCCCACATATTACAGGTTTCCCTCTCCGGACACTTAGGCAATTATGCACCCCCAAACCATCAGCAGAACCCCGCATATCCCCGGGACCAACCTCACCCAGTGATCGCGCTTGAAAGTTTGCTTTTTACTTCCCTCATAGGATGGGGCGTTGATATACAGACTCCAGCTTAAAATAGCGTCTGATAGAATCCACATCCCGACTAGACCAAGCCCGTATGCTATCATTCCTTTCCCCTCAATTCATTTAATATATTATGTCGAGTTTCTTCAAACACTTCCCAAGTTTTAGGGTGGCGCGGGAAAACATCATCAACCCATTCTTGATAAGGATTCACCGTTTCCTCGATATGTTGCGTCACCGCTTTAAGCATAGCATCCGCACCTGCCTCATAATCATATACTTGCACCTGCCAATCTTTAGGTCGCCACATCTTGCACCTTCTTTATAGCCAGATTCACCAACCAAATAGCCTTACAAACAGACTTAATCTCATTCTTACTGAGCTTTGGTTTTATGGTTACGTTCTTGAAATCCCCCTCGAGAACCTGAGGCATAATCCCATAGACTAACTCAGTTAATTCATCGAATACCGGGCTATTTTCCATTAGTCAAGTCCCCGAAATCCGCCCATACATCAGGCAGAGCGTCATTGAGTTCATACTTTGATTTATCATCAGCACTATCTAAGTATAGCGGGGCGCTGCCAATATACCCGTTCTTACTGTGCCAGTGGCTTAGTATCTGGTAAGGTCTCGATGATGCCTGCATAGCGTTAGCTGAAAACTCGTTAGTCCCTATCACAGAGCCGTTGATAATCTGGAACCCGGTCGCTATGTCCTGCATCAGCCCCCGGTGGAAGTGATAGATAAACATACAATCAAACTGCTTATCTATGGTCTGCAGCATTTCCCGGAACCGGGCTCGCGCTCTGTCTATCCCATAGTAAGGGATGCCCGCCCAGGACTTAACCCCCTCACCATGTATCATCAGGACGCGGGTGTTCTCAACAGTGAAAATATGGAACGGGGATTTGGGAATATGGAAGGTAACATTGTGTAAATCCCTGCATAATATAGCCTGTAACTGGTAACAGAGGTAATCCCAGTTGTGATAGCGCTGTTTATGCGCGGGCTTCAGGGTCAACCGCCCATGATTCCCCGGCTCACATTCAATGTTGATTTGTTCAAAGTAGGGTGATAACTGAGCAATCCCTTGGGCAACCATGAACGCTATGCGGATAGTCAAGTTCATCATCATATCCGCGTTGGTCCGAGACAATTCCTCATGTATATTACCGCTAACCATATCACCGCCCTCTGCGATTGTCAGATTCGGGATATTCAGGCTTGACCGCCTCAGTTCCACAATCTCAATGACCTTAGCAAACAGCATCCCGAGCCGGCGGCTAGTAATTTGCATATTGTAATGACCAAGCCCCATGGTTTCCTCGCGGCTTACAACTTCTCCCCCATGAATATCCCCCAGGTGCAGACAATCAGTTTCAGACCCCCTATCAGTGTGCCTGACTAGGGCAACCTGCGGTGTGCTGACAGTAAGTGGGGGAATGGTCTTGGCTAGGTTTTCCAGCGTGTCAGCGATGACCTGCTGCATAGATAAATCCTTGATCGCCTGACTGTAGAGTTTTTTGTAGTGGTTGGAATCAGTGTTGGCTTTCTGGAATCTCAGGTCGCTGTTAATGGTTTCATCAACTGTCGGGGGTTCTGGTACAGGTTCCGGTGCAGGCTTGGGTTCCTTAACAACCTTAATCCCGTAAACATCCCTCATCTTCCGCCCCAGGGAAGACATATTCTTTACCCCGGCAAGGGCTACCAATGTTTCGCGCTCCCCGGCTTGATACCTCTTTATCAGTTCTTCTTTACTGATTTTTATTTCGCTCAACTTGTCAACTCCTTTAACATACTTGTATTATACCATATTATCGCCGGGTAGATATTGGATCTAATCGCTTATTGACAGTAAACCCATGATGGATAAATACCATCTGATATTTAATAGGCAGATTGTTCCTGTCCGTGTAGACGATCCGCCAGCAATGCCGGCACTGCATACCGTCCTCATGCCTGATGAATAACGACTTACCACACTTCGGGCAAATCATTTTACCCCCTCCTGTTGCTTGAGATTTTGATACGGTATCAGCCTGCCCTCTAATTCCCGATGGTGTAGAGAACAAAACCACCGCACCTCTAATGGTTTACTATAATCATCGTGATGTGCCTCAACATCTAACGCTCCGCAAATCTCACAACACCCCTTGTTTATTTTTCCCAATCTCACAGCGTTGCGCAGTGTATATCTCGCCTTATATTTCTCAGGGTATCGTCTTGTCATTTCATAATAATTGAGCAACTTCTTTTTCTTGCCGGTTTCCGTCTTGGGGTATTGCTTGAAATACTCAGCCCTTCTTTCTTTAATGGCTTCACGATGGCGAGCATAATAGGTTGCCTGATGGATGTGTCTTTTATTTATATCTCTTGTTGGCATCTACGACCTTCCTCCAATCCTTTTTGGTAAGCATCCTTTACCCTAGCCTGTTCTCTTAGTTGGTCTTTAGCTAGTTGGGCGTTGGCTATATCGGTTAAAATGTTGGGGCAATCACCATTATCTATTTGTTCTTCTGTTATTCCGCCGTACCAACTAGACTCTATCTTCCGTATCTCCTCATCACTCAGCAGTAGGGATTCATCAGGCATAAAAAGGTCACAGATTTGCTTGGTTGCTGTTTCAATATCAAACTCTGAAAATTCTATGTCTCCGCTATCTCCGAAAGACTCCATGCCGGTATGAGTATTCTGTTCTAGTATCTGTTTCACTTTCTGTTCATTCATTAGTAGCCTCCACCAGTTTCTTACCTAGAACATAACCAGCTTGCACAATATCACCCAACGCTAAACTATAAGCATACTGTCCATCATAAAAAGTTATATTATCTGGTGCTTTGGGTAAAACCCCCTCTACTGGTATGACTACTAAGGGGTTGAGGGCTTTTAATATACAATTAACGCAGTCAGATTGTTCGGGTTCCGTGTGAGGGCATTTAGCGTGTGGACAACCGTATCTTTGTATAAGGTCTATTAGTTTTCTTATCTCATCCCTCTTATCGTTCATCTGATTTCTCCAAATATTTCTTAACCTTAATAATCCTACGTTTAGCTGTACCTCTATGATTATTCATAGCACGTTGTATCTTTCTGGTTTCTTCCATG